ATCTTGATCCATTTTTAACTTCTTTAACTGTAGATCAACCATTTTTAACTTCTTGTTTAGTTTGGCCGTTTTGGCTGTGAGTGCATGACCCAACATGGTGCTGGCCACAGCAAATATTTCGCTTGAGTAGCGACTGTCGACCTGCATGCCAAGATCCATTAGATCATCAAAGGTTTCTTGTGCTTTTGCGGCTAAATCATCCAGCTCACGATCGCCAGTTTCCAGGTCACGCACTGTGGGCAAGGCTGCGTCTATCTTGTTTATAGTAGCATCTATTTCAACAATGCGTGTGTGAGTTTGCTCCGCAGTAGGATCAGGAGTATCATTGTCCTGCGGTGGGAAATCAAAAAGTTCCTCTAGGCGTCTCGTCATATTGTATTTACTGGTTTTGAAGTCCAGCCTTTCCAATCTTGTCTCTTACCAGTGTTTACGCTGCTCATTGTGCTATAAATTAACCCCAACTCGTTGCACCCATCTTTAAGGCGATCGTATCTATATTCTTTGCCGTCTGGTGAGGTAATAATCACCGGTTTTCCTGATTTATAGACGCCTGTTTTGCCTTTGTTCCACGGCGAATACCCTTCTTCTTTGAGTCGGTCCCATCCAGCTCGCATCGCATCGCAGTGTTCTTTCGGACGAGATTTGCCCTTCCATAATTTACGTAATTTTTCTTTAGCATTGTTAGACAAAGGTGATTGATATAAACCTGTTAACCCTTTGTTCCAAGGTTCTACGTTTTCTTTAATATGTTGGTAAATCCTACTATTAATTGACCGATAATCTTTTACTGCCATTATATACAATGCATTATACATTTTACGAATAGCAATTTTATCTCTTAAAAATTTTACAAGCAATCGATGGCAGATCCAGTGTTCTCTAAGAGTAAGTGATACTAAATTTGATTGTTCATCTGAACCTCCTAATGACCGAGGTAGAATATGATGAATTTCTTTTTTAATTGTGGTATCTAATGTTCTATTTTGAGCATTGGTAATAATGTTAAAGTAAATTTTATAATATTTGTTTTCTATATACATACAAATATTTATCATCACTTTGCATAATTTATTTTTTTGTTCCGCCCTGATGGTAGATTTGATCCTCATTAATTACGCGAAAAGTCAATCCATTCTTTTTACACCATAATGTGGCTTGGTGCCATTTGGCGTAGTTTAAGGCTACAATGGCGCGGTCGCGATCACTTGCTTTGCTTTCAAGCAGGCTTTGTTTTTTGGGTTTGATTTCGATCAATTCAGCGATGGTAGTGTTGTTACGTCCGCGGTATGTGACCAGGAAATCTGGAACATAAATGCTCTGTTTACCGGTCAATGGATTACGATAAGGTATTCTAATGCTTTCGCTGGCCCATTGTAGCACATTGTCATTTGAATCTAGGAACATCATAAAAGTAAGTTCCCATCCGCTGCGATAACGTGGTGTGCCGAGGCCCACATACTTGGTGGCATTTTTTACTGTGTAAGCGCCTTGACGGAAATTAGGCATGATCAAGCCTGGACGTTTCTGGCCGCGTAGTAGTTAGGAGTTGTTGTTGAAAGAACGCCTAACAGGGTAGAAGTGCTACGCACACTGTTAAGATAGTAGGCCATCAGTATGGTTACCTGTGGTTGTGATGATGCTGTTTGCTGGAATGTTTGCAACAACGCCATTACATCTGTATTGGTTTGTTCGGCGACCCTAAACAATGAACTGGTAAAATTTTCTGCGGCTTCTTGGGTGGTCATCACACTACTAAAATAGCTCAATACTGCATCGTATTCCTGTGCTGGAATGTTGGCAGCGTAATTGTAAAATTGATCGTAAATCCTAACTGTTTGATCAATTGAGTAGTTGGTAGCGTTGACCGTGCTCATGTTTATCCTCCTGGAGTGGTAGTAGGAGGAGTGGGAAAGAATATACCGCCACTGCCATATGTCACTGGCTGACTGGGTATTCCTAGCGCAGTATTCACACCGCCCGATACTGTTGCCGAACGCAAGGCTCCGGGTAATACATTACGAATAATATTTTGGCTGGCCTGTGTGAGGTCTGCGCTGACTATGCTCTTGAGATTGGCATTTTTAAATGTGTTGTATGCAGTCATGGCCGTTTGTGTGGCTCCAATCAGGCCACCTACTCCGCCGCTTTCTAAGTCAGCCACGATGCCAATACCGGCGTCAATCAGGCCGCCCTGGCCCAATACTGTCGAAGTAGATCCGGGGCGAGCCAATGCACTAGGCACTGTGTCGTAGTATGACGGATCTGCAAATCCTGTCACGTTGGTGTCAGGACGAACGGCGCCAATCGCACCGCTGTAGTATTTGACCGTTTCGTATTTGATGGTCATTCTGTTGTTCATAATACCATTGCCTTGACTGTAGTCATAGGTGTCATGTTGCCAATCAGTGATCATGGGATTGATCAGAATGTATTCAGCAAACTTGTGTTGATTCAATCCGTAGATACGAATATCTTTAAAGAATGCCGGTTTGCCACCAGGTTGAACTTGAGTAACCCCATCATTGTAGGATTCACCAATGTATCCCCAATCATTAACTGGAAGGTATGGGTCGTAGATATCTCTGTTGTTGTAACTGAATCCTGGACCGGTGCCTACCACAGCGGCCATCTGTCCATTGGTATTAGTTACGTTATCATACTTTTGGCTGGGATCTTTGTAGTAGTATTTGAAATAGTTATACCACATGTTCCGTACCAGGTCGCCGCCGTCGTCGTGGAATTCTATCTGCACCGGATTGTATTCAATTTTAGTCTGCGCCAGGCGCTTACGATTATACTGATTGAGTGTTTCTACACTCATCTGATAACTAGGCAACTGTGCAGTCTTGACCATTAGGCCAATTTGTGCATTGTCGTTACCAGGAAAAGCACTACGAAGTCCTGGAATTTGATCTACGTTGAGTGTAAAGTAAACATGGAATAGGAACTTTTGCCTGGGAGCAAGTTCATATCCATTGGTTAGGAAAGTCTTGGCGGCGTGACTGTAGTCTTTTAAGCCGTCAAACCCAACAAATCCTTTAAGGAAGTCCTGACCAAAGGCCATGATCGATTAGAGACCGGCTCCAGTTGCTACGTCGCCTACTGTGCGGCCAATCACTGTGCCGACCCCTTCGCCTGCTACTTGATTTGCGTTATCAAATGTAATGGCCATGGTAATTGTAGCAGCTTCGCTGGTGCCATAGTTCATGTCATTGTAGTTGACTGATTTAAGATAGCAACCATACAGTTCCCATGTTTCCAGTGCGATTGGCGCGGCCGTGCCGTTGCCACCGTCTAGGACTTCAAACACAGTCAAGAACTTGTAATCAATACCAGAAGCAGCACTGGCCATTTCCATAAAGTCCAACTGCTTCTGCAACTGTTCGCCAACCAGTTTAGATACAGCACCACTGGCATCATCACGAATATTACATGTAGCATCGGCCCAGGTATACTTGCCAGCCAATTTAATTGTGCTGTTGTAGATAGGAACGGCAATTTCTGCAAACTCAACACTGGGACGTGTAAAATCCACCACCTGTTTGGTTAGCTCTGTGACTGGTTGACTAACGCCAAAATTCTGGAAAGTAACGCGAAAGCGATACTTTAGTTTGGGCATTAACAAACCCTGGCTTGGGCTACTTTGATCGCTTGCCAGCGGAACTGTCATTCTACTTAGTGATGAAACTGCCATGGTATTATCTCCTATATACTTTATTTATGGTATTATTTGCCATGGTATTACCCGGCAGTTGCCACTGTGCTAATACTAGATGCAATAGCGCCAGTGTTTTCAATACGCAATGGAATATAAATGAATTCCACAGCTTTTACTGGTTCAATTGCAATATCGACATACAATTCGTTAGCATCAATTGTAGCTGGTGAGTTATTACTTAGGTCACAAACCACTAGGTAATCGTAGATACCACGTTTTGCTACCAAGTCAATCATCAAGCTGGTAACAGAGTTTGTAATCTGATTGCGTGTAATTTGATCATTTGGCTCAAACAAGTATTGATTTCCAATTTCTGTCAGTCTGCCACGTATAAACGCTACCAAACGTGCTACATTGATACGATCCATTGCGGTTGTGACGCTGGTGGCAGTTTTGTTACCAAAATTGGTAATACCGATACCAGGAATAAATGTAATTGGGTTGATATTCAATTGATACAACACATCTCTTACACTTTGAGTTATACCAACTGATACAAACTCGCCTGTGACGCCATTTACATAACCAATTTGTGCAGCATTATCAATTACACCACGCAAGGTTCCAGCAGGTGCCAACCATGGATATGATATTTCATCACTGCGTATGATTGTGCGGATCATCATATGACTTGGAGGTTGAACCACTGGACTGCCTGTGGTATCTGTTGTTTGGCAACTAGGATAGAACACACCAAGATACGTGTCATTTGACTCTAGTCCATCACCGGTTGGCAAACCAAGTCCTGAATTGTTGCTCTGCCAGGCTGTGAGTGAAGTGCTGTCTGGACCCAGGCGCAGTGGTGTATCACCAATGATGAAACCTGTGTTCTTGCGATCATTGTTGAGTTCAACCATGTTGGGAATCAATTCAGGATACTCAGGGCAAGCAATTAAATTAAACACACGCTGTTCTTCACGTGCTTGGGTGCTACTATCTATACCACTCTTTAGAGCTGCAACAATGATGGCACGTTGCGCCTGGCGGCCCATGTATGGTGATCCATCATTTTTGTTGCCACTGGCAGTGACCCAGGTGTTGACGCCACCATTGGCCACGTCTAATGGATTCCAATAGGCAGTGTCGGTTGGACTATATCCTGTGCCAGGAGGTGCCACCATACAAACATAGATCGTGCCATTGTAGTTGACAAAGTCGTTGAACATATACTGTGTTGTGGCACTGTATGTTGGAACATAGAAACTGATTGTATTAAAATAGTCGGCTTCAAACGTTTTGACGTTGAACCCACTACGACGTGTGTTCCATAACAAGGTACCTTGGGCGTATAGTGCTGGATCTGGTGCATCAAGATCTAGATAGTTGCTGGTCAACAAAC